AGTTATTAAAAAACAAAACACTTTTATTTTTACTCTTATTTTTTAGTATAGCTTCACAAAAGTTGTATATTGTATAATGATAAAATATACGTTTACATAAGGTGTTGTTTAGAGATTTTCCTAATATATCAAATTTATAGAAGTCATCGACAATTGAATCACTAGCATATTTTTCAAATATTCTATTACAATTTACTAGAGATACATTATAAACGCCTAGGTCTAAATTAGTCATCTTTATTATTATAATACTGTTCCAAGAAAAGCTTTGGAGCTTTACCTATTCTACAGTTTATAATACCATTATAATAATCTTCGCTTAGTAAAACATCCTTTTCAAACTGCATTTTAGCTTCAAAGTAAGAGAGTTCAAACTTACTACTACAGAATTTTAAAATCTTAAATACAAATTGATCTAACCCTAATGTGGCTATATCGATATTAAGAGCGTCTGATGAGCCTGTATAGGTTTTCCAGTCGCTTTCTACAAAATCTATACGCTTACGCTTTTTACCCTTCAAGGGATTGCGTCTAACTTTACGCACCATCTGTTTTTTACCAATATATTTTTTACTATTGGTAATATTAGTAATTTCGTATATAAATCCAAAAGCGTCTGCCGGTATTTCACCGTAAACTTTCCATATACCTGTATCCATTTGAAGTACTTACTTCTTTTTCTTCTTTTTTCTACGCTTAGGTTTTATTGCCCCTCTGCGTGTTTGTATAGCACCTAAAGCAAAAGGCTTTCGAAAGTCACCAGTAGCATAAAAATCACCTTGCGTATGACCTACAGCAGCTGCAGGCCCTAGAACACCACCACCTATTGAATTTTCATCTTCTTCTCTTGATAAACTTTTTCTCATTCTTAATATTTTTTGATACATTAATCCTAATTGTGTATAATCACCAGAACCATCATTTCCTACATCCTCTGGTTTAAGAGGAGCATTATGAAATTTTTCTACATCTTGGTCTTCTTTTTTCTGCGCAGCTCGCATAGCCGTTAAGTACTTACCATCGTTTTGAAATTGATAAAATTTACTACGTGCAGCGTCTTTCTCAGGCCCTTCCGGTGTACTGATAGCTTTCTTACCTAATTCCATTCTTTCTTTTTCAAGTCGTTTATGTTCACCATAATAATCATACTTCTTTTTAAACTCTTCAGTTTCATAAACGCGAGGTCTTTCTAACCCTTTATTAAGATAATTTCCCAATTTTTGTAAAAACTTATATATTAAAACTTCAGGATTTTTTTCATCTGAAAAAGCATTAGTCATGCCATATTTGTTACCTGAATATAAAAAAGCGAATGAACCAGCATCAAAAATTTGTCGTCTTGTTTTACCGACTAAGCTATTCATAAAGTCTCTGAACGTACCGCCCATGCTTTGGGTCATTAATTCATAATTATCTTCTTTAAGAAGGATGTTGAATCTTTTCTTATAAATATTACTTGAATTAGTCATAAAAGTATTTATAATTAAAGAGTGAAAATAATAGACCAATATAAAAAAGACATAGAAAAAGAGTTACAGGTCGATGAATTTAATATAAAAGACGTTTCTATGAAGTCGCCAGGTAGAAAACATTTTTGGGTCTGTAAGCTTATACAGCATAAAAAGAATCTTTTAAATCTAAAAGCCGAAAGATATAATCTTAAAAAAGAGTTAGTTAGACTAATTCAGAAAGAATCCCCAGTTAAGTTAACTCTCCCGGTCGCTGAAAAGACTGCATATACACATGAGAAAATGATTGAACTGCAGCATAAAATTGACGATCAAGAACTAGTTATTGAATTTTTAGAAAAAACTGAAAAGACATATACATCTTTAAGTTTCGATATAAAGAATATTATTGAAATTATGAAGATGGAAACCTTATGATCAATTTTAGATACGATAAGAATAAAATTAGAATTACAGGCGATCACTTTGCTGATATTCGCGAACATTTTAGTGTTAATGATGAAACTGCTCGCTTTAGGTTAAAAGGTCGTGCTCGCTTTTATGCTAATACTCGCATATACTCTATTACACCCACCGGATTATTTGAATGTGGAATGTTTTACGATGTATTAAGACATATAAAAGAATCATACCCTAATGAAGAAATAACGATTGACGAAGCGTTGCCACTTATTGTTAAACCAGCTCTTAAAGATGCTCGTCTATATAATAACCTAACGTATGAATTAAGAGACTATCAGGAAGCTGCATGCAATAAAGCTATAGCATTTGGTAGGGGCATTTTAAAAATGGGTACCGGCGCTGGTAAAACATTAACTATATGTTCTTTGTTAATGAGCATGTATCTTCAACGTAAAGAAAAATTTAAATGTCTTTTAATTGTACCTGATCTAGGATTGGTTAATCAGACATATAGTGATTTTGAAGAATATAATGCACTGTTTAAATTTACCAAATGGACTGGTAAAAATAAGCCTGATTTAACTGCTAATGTTATTATAGCAAATTTAGGTATTTTACAGAGTCAATTTTCAGATAATCCATGGCTCACTGATGTAGATGCTCTTGTAATTGATGAGTGCCATAAGGTTAAAAAGTCAAATAAAATTAGTAAGATGGTTCAGCAAATAAAAACCGTTCATAAGTTCGGGTTAACTGGAACGCTTCCAGATAATAAACCTGATGAGTGGAATATTATAGGAAAAATCGGTAGTATAATTTACGAAAAAGATAGCTTTGAATTACGAGTTGAAAAACATCTTACACCAGCAAATGCATCAATTATTGAAATAAATTATAATGATAGTCCGAGATATCTTAGCGGTCAAAATAATTATAAAATAGAACTCGATTACATCTATAATAATGTATATAGAAACAATATTATTAAACAGTTAAGTATTAATTTTAATAATAATATTCTTATACTCGTTAATCACTTAGCTCATGGTGATGAATTATTTGACATGCTTAACGGCGCCGAAGATAAGCAAGTTTACTTTGTTAAGGGTGAAGTTGAGGTTGAAGAGAGAGATAAAATTAAAAAGATAATGGAAAAGAGTAACAATGTTATCTGTATAGCTATGAGTTCGATTTTTAGTACCGGTATTAATATTAAAAATATACATATGATTATGTTTGCGGCTGGTGGTAAAAGTTCAATTAGAACAATACAAACTATCGGTAGAGGGTTAAGATTAAACGATAATAAGAGAAAATTAAAAATAGTCGACCTAGCAGATCAATTAAGATACGGAGAAAGGCATATTGAAAAAAGAAAAGAGATATATGCACAAGAAAAAATACCCTACTCTATTACAGAAATAACAGAGAAGAACACTTGATTTATAGTAAATATAATTTATAATATAATTATGTCGGAAAAAAAGGTTACTAAAAGAGTAGGAAAAAAACGAGGACCGAAGCCAAAGATTGATGAATATTATGTTAATCCACAAGTATTTAAAGATCAAATAAGAGAATATTATAAGACTGATTACTGTATATTCGAATTAGCTGATTCACTTAAAAAAATTGCGTACGGTCTTGGCAATAAATCAAACTTTATAAACTACACGTATAAAGACGAAATGATCGGAGATGCATTAGTTAAAATGTATACCGCATTGCAGAATAAAAAATTTGATGTAGATTCGGAATATAATCCTTTCTCATATTTTACAACTATTGCCTTTCACGCTTTTATTAATAGAATTAAGAAAGAAAAAAAGCATCATGAAACGCTAAATCAATATAAAGAAACAATGTACGAGAAAGAAATGATAGAATCTGGCGCAGGTCATGTATATGTCAAGCCTACAATGACTGATATTGATGTTGATGCATGAGTAATAAAGTAGCGATTTTTTCTGATATACATCTCGGTGTGCATCAAAATAGCGACTTCTGGCTGGGGGTAGCTAATCAATGGGCTGATTGGTATATATCAGAGCTCCGTAAGCGCGATATTCAAAGAATAATATTTTGCGGAGACTTTTTCCATTATAGAGATGAAATATCTGTTAAGACTTTAAATTTTGCTAAAGATCTTTTAGATAAGTTTAACGATTTTGATATTATAATGATTACAGGTAATCATGATGCATGGTATAAAGATACTAGCGAAATTAATAGTTTAAGTATCTTAAAAGGTTATAAAAATATTAGAGTCTTTGATAAACTTACAGTTTTAGATTGGTTTCAAACTGGTAAAAAAGCTGCTTTTTGTCCTTGGGGTACTAAATTATCTGATATACCTAAAAGCGATTTAGTATTCGGTCATTTCGAGCTGGAAAACTTTAAAATGAATTCTTTTAAAATTTGCGATCATGGCGATAACCCTGAAGATCTAGCTGCGAAAGCTCCATTAATTTTTTCCGGACATTTTCATTTAAGAGCTAAACGTACTTTCGGTAATAGCGAAATTATATATGTTGGTAATCCTTATGAAATGGATTTTGGCGATTCGATGCAATCAAAAGGATTTTATATTTTAGATCAAGATGATCTTAGTTACGAGTTTGTAGATAATAAAATTACTCCAAGACATATAAAAGTATTTCTATCTAAACTTATTGAGGAAGAAGATCCTATTAGCTATTTTCAATCTGAAATTACAGATAATATAATAAAATTAATAATCGATAAAAATATTAATTCTGAACATCTAGATTTACTTATTACAAAGTTAGCAACCTATAGACCATGCGATATTAGAATAGATTACGACGTTAACTACAACAAAGTAACGTTTGCCGAGGAAGGGGAGTTTGATCTATCAGGTATTGATATGGTTGAGGCTATAACCGAATTTGTAAATTTACTCGATATAGATAATAAAAGCGAAGTTGTAAAATATACGACTGACCTTTACTCACGCTCAATGGATAGACCACGATGAAATACGTAAACTTTAAAGAACTTAAAATTAAAAACTTTCTTTCGATTGGCGAAGATGTAGTGACCTTAGACTTTAAAACAGGGTTACATATTGTAACAGGTATTAATAGAGATAAAGAAGATAGAAGAAACGGCGTTGGTAAAAGTACTATTGCCGATGCTTTATACTTTTCTATATTCGGTAGTACCTTGAGAGAGATTAGAAAAAACTTTATACCTAATAACTTAACAGAAGGAAAGACAACTGTAGAGCTTCTATTTACAGTAGACGATCCTTATCATGGTATTAATGACTTTCATATTATTAGAACCTTGAATCCTTCAAAGTGTACTATTTTTAAGAATGGTAATGATAAGACGAGGGACACTATTCAGAATACTAATCAATATATAGAGACTGTACTATCTTCTTCACCTGAAGTTTTTCAAAACTGTGTTATTATGACTCTTAATAATCACATACCGTTTATGGCGAAAAATAAAGTAGAGAAGCGTAAGTTTATCGAAAAGATTTTTAATCTAGAAGTATTTTCTAAAATGTTAAACGATCTAAGAAACGATCAAGGGGAAATTAAAAAAGATTTCGATATCAATATAACGAGATTAGAAGAAACTAATTCTTATCTCGATACTCAAAAAACGCAAAGAGATAATTTTAATATTGATAAGCAAAAAAAGAAGGACGGTCTAGCTGCATCTATTAATAAACATGCAGCTGATTTAAAAGAAGCAAAAGATAAACTAGATGCTATTAATAAGCTAGACGACGAGCAGTTTAAAACTAAACTGTTAGAACTAGAAGATAAAATTACTTCTATTAATACCGATAAAGATAATATTAATCATGGCGTTATTTCTCAAAAGCAGGTAATAAAAACTAATGCTGAAATACTTAAAAAATTAGGAACCGAGGAGGATACTTGCCCTGTATGTTTAAGGCCTATGGAGGACCATGATCATAAAAGGGTTGAAGAAGAAAAAGAAACTATTCGTAAATTTTTAGTAGGAGAGACGCTAAGCGTTGAAAACGGTATAAAGAAGCTTGGTGAATTGGATCAGGAAAAAATAAATGTAAATAAGGCTATTGATATAGTTCAAAATAAAATAACAGATATTGAAAAAGCGAGATTTAGTAAAGAACATATACAAGGTTCAATTGATTATATTGATAGATGTATAAACGAGATAAAAGAAGAGCTTAGTAATATTGATAGCGAGACTAATACATTTAGTGATGTTGTAAGTGATTTAGAAGAAAAAGTTCAAAACGTTACTGATGAATTAAGCTCGTTAAAAAAGAGTTTAGATCTTTTAGATGTTGTAAAATTTATAGTCAGCGAAGAGGGTGTAAAGAGTTTTATTGTTAAAAAGATCCTTCGTAATTTTAATTCGAAACTTACTCACTATCTTAAGAAGATGGATAGTAATAGTATTTGTATTTTTAATGAATATTTTGAAGAAGAAATAGTGAACGAGAAAGGAAAGATATGTCTTTATAATAACTTCTCCGGTGCTGAAAGAAAAGCTATTGACTTAGCATGCTTGTTTTCCTTTATGGATATGAGAAAAGCTCAAGGCGATGTTCACTATAATATTAGCTTTTACGATGAATTATTTGATAGTAGTTTAGACGAAAAGGGTGTAGATCTTGTTTTAGAAATTTTAAATGAACGAGTAGAAAAATTAAATGAGTGTATATTTGTTATAAGTCATCGTAAAGAAAGTATTAAATCTGCTTCAGGTGATATAATTTTCTTAGAGAAGCATAACGGAATTACTAAACGAGTTAATTTCGTAGATTAACCAAAAATACGGAATAACTATTATATATGTTAAATTCACCTCCACCTTTCGCTAATCCAACGATGCAGCCCATGGGCGCAGCGATGCCTATGAGACCCATGACGATGGCTCCGGCACCAGGACCGGTACAAGTAGCTCCTCAACCCCCACAACCGCCAGAATTAGGACTACCAAGATTTATAAATTATTATGCAGATTATTCTGGTTGCGGTCACTGGAGAATGATATGGCCTGAGCAAGTGATGAACGCTCACAGCAAAGCAGTAGTACACGGTACAACAGTAATGAATGGTGACGGTAGGCAGTATGCCCATACTAAAGGGGTAAGAATACAACGACAAGCTACGCCACAGCAGTTAGATTTCGTCAAGTTTTTAAGAAAGTTAGCAGATCAACAAAATTTTAGATTAATTTATGAAATTGATGATATTTGTTTTGCAGAAGACATTCCTGATTATAACAAATATAAAACAGCATTTACTGATCCAAAGATTAGAGAATCAGCACAAGAGATGATGGCTATGTGTGACGAAATTACAGTTACTTGTCCATTCATGCGAGATTATTATAGGGATAAGACCGGTAATAAAAACGTTACTGTTGTACCTAATTTTATGCCAAAGTTCTGGCTTGGAAATAGATCAGATTTATCAAGAACAATGATGAGTTTAGAAAGAAATAAACGCAAACCTAGAATTCTCTATGCCGGGTCAGGAGCCCACTTTGATGTTGAGAATCGAATTAAGCAAAAAGATGACTTCTTTCATGTTAATCAAGTCATTGCTAAAACAGTTGATAAATATCAATGGGTATTTCTTGGAGCATATCCACTATCACTTAAACCGCTAGTCGACGCCGGTAAGATTGAATTTCACCCATGGGTAAGGTTATATGATTATGGTAATAAGCTTTTTGACCTGAACGTAAATATGATAGTTGCTCCTCTTGAAGATAATACTTTTAATCGCTCTAAGTCTGATCTAAAATTTATTGAAGCATGTGCATTAGGTTTACCAATTGCTTGCCAAGATTTATGCACATATGAAAACGCTCCGATAAAATTTAAGACAGGCGATGAAATGATTGCACAGATTGAAAATACTCTGCATGATAATAAACGTTACAGAGCTTTTTGCAAGAAAGCTTCCAACTATGCTAATACAAGATGGTTAGAAGATGATAAAAATATTGATTGTTATCTTGAGCTATATCAGTATAATGTAGATGATCCTAAAAGAGTAAATCTCAGTAGATATAACTAGGAACAGCCTTATAATAAGGTATGGGTAAAATGACCATATCTAAAGATCCATCACGGCAAGTATTTGTACACCAAAGTAATGACTGTTGGTTATGTAGAGACTACAAAACGTTTTATATAACAATCAGACCAACTAATCTTGAAATGGACAAACAGCAAGGTAGAAATCCAAACCATTATGTCTTATGCTTCAGTAACGGCAATATAATTGACGGTATTAATGGACTACCAAAAGCTTTTACAACGGGGTATGAATATGTTGACAGTGTAACAAAAAGTTGGTTTAAATAGGAACTATGTTATAATAGTATCGTGAGTTATCGTAATATAGTATATAATGGCCGTGAAAGTGAAGTAACTCTCTTTACCTGGGACGAGCATGGCAAGCGGGTTCGCTATAAGGTAGGCTTCGAACCTTATCTTTATCTCGAAGGCAATGGAAACTACGAATCGATATACGGTACTAAGCTTATTAAGAAAAAGTTCGCTAGTCAATATAATCGCTACCGCTTTCTTAAAGACGCCGGTATAAAAAGAGTATTTGAGAATTTACCGGCTCCTCAACAATTTTTAGTTGATAGGTATTGGCAAGAAAATGAAGAACCTGAATTTAATGAACATCCGATTAAAACGATGTTTATCGATATTGAGACTTATTCTCCTGACGACTTTCCGGATATACAAACTGCGAATCATGTATGTAATGTTATTACGATATATGATTCCTTAGACGATAAGTTCGTAACATGGGGACTCAAACCCTATAAGAATACACAGGACGATGTAGCGTATATTCATTGTAAGGACGAAAAAGAAATTTTTAAAAAGTTTATTGAATACCTTGAGTCTGACTTCCCTGATATTTTATCCGGGTGGAACTCGGAGTTCTTTGATATACCTTATATTATTAATAGATGCCGTCGCATATTAGGCGATGCC